GAAAACTGGTTCATAGAGATAAAGCCGGAGGATCAATATGCTTTACATATGAGACCTAAAGAACCTATAGGAAATCTAACAGAGAAGAAAATAAGAAGCTATAATGAAAGGCTTAAAACTTGGATCACAAATAGATGTAAGTTTGAAGCAGCAACAAGATTTGCAGAATCTAGGGGTTATAAGTTTGGAGCTATAAATGAAACCTTTATAATGCGATGAAACCATTTAAAACACAATTCGAGGATTATCAATTATCAATATCTGGTCTTTCATCACTAGCCGAGCATTCTTTTATGCACTGGTTTAAAACATTTGTAAATACTAAGAGCGAATTTAATCCATCTGGCTTCTTACAAGGTAAAGTTTATTCTTTCGAATATAACGATCAATTAGAAAAAAATAAAAAGTACATTAATAAAAGACCCATAGTATTCTTTACTGGTTTTAAAAGCTATGAAGATAGAGCAGTATTTTATGGTATAGATTTAATATTATTGTCGCCTCAATTTAGAATCCCGTTCTTTACTAGGGTACAGAGTGTTTATCAAGACATCATAGAAAAGAATCAAGAAAAACTTGATAAGGGTGAACTTAAATCTCAGGTTCAATTAAAAACAGATTACGAAACCTTAGATACAATACTCAAAGGTATTAATTATAAACATGCTTATAGAGCATGGGATTTAAAAAAAGTTCGTGATGTTGTGGAAATTCCTTATGATGATTGGACTAGAATAGTATATCTTGATACTAGGTCAATTGAAGGGACCCCGCTAAATGAGATATATAAGAAAAATTTACAGATCTAATGGCTGGATTTACAGACGATAAAAAAACATTCTTTAGTGCTATTATAGATAGCGTTAAAAAAGTGGGCAGCTTTGGTATGTCCTACGAGGATCTAGTGATTAAGAATTCACAGGCAGTAGGTGTAAGTGAAGCACAGTTTCTACAAAAAGGAGGTATTAAAGATGAGGCTTTCTTATTTGGTTTAAGAAGAGCTGATACTACTACTAAACAGTATATAGCTTATTTTGATAAGGACTATAAAAACAAAAGACATTATCTACAAGGTTTTGCACAGAACCCGGAGATTGAATTTATTTTGGATACTATATGCGACGAAGCAATAGTTTATGACGAAAGAAACTTCTGGGCTTATTTCTCATTCATGCAACATGATGATGTTGACGAAGAGACATATGATAAAGTACAAAAAAGATACAAAGAGGTTTATAATCTTTTTGGATTTAATCAGGACATTCTAGCTTGGCATTTATTTAGAAAATTCTTATCTGATGGTATATTATCATTTGAAATAGTTTTTGATAAGAAGGGTAAAAATATAGTGGGTTTTAAAGAATTAGATCCTGCGTCTCTTGTACCAACAGTAGAAGCACAGCCTGATGGATCATTCATAGACATATGGATTCAATATCCGGATAACCCATCTTTGACTAGAAAGCTTTATGATTCACAAATAATTTATATAAGTTATGCTAAAGGCGGTGGTACAGCGGGTAGAGTAAGTTACACTGAAAGATTAATTAGATCATTCAACTTACTTAGAATTATGGAACACACAAGAATCATTTGGAATGTAATGAATTCTTCTTACCGTATGGCAATGACAGTTCCTATTGGTACTAAATCTCCACAAAAAGCTAAACAGACCCTTGGCGAGTTAATGTCGATATACAAAGAAGATATTAGATTAAATACTGATAGCGGGGAATTATCTGTAGATGGTAGACCTAAAATACAATTCTTTAAGAATTATCTGATGCCTTCATCTCCAAATGGGACACCAGATATTCAGCCTTTAGCTGGTGCAGGAGATGCTACTGCATTCTCAGATACAACAGTATTAAAGTATTTTGCAAATAAATTAAGAATGGACTCAAAGATTCCTGCTACAAGATTTGGTAGAGAAGAATCAGGATCAGAAGGTACAATTACATTTACTGCAGAAGGATTAGATCAGGAAGAAATTAGATTTGGTAAATTCATAAATAGGCTAAGATCAATATACCAGGAGATCTTAATGAAGCCATTATGGGTTCAGTTCTGTTTAGATTTTCCTAACCTAAAAAATGATTATATACTAAAATCTGAATTTGGTCTAGACTATGTTAAAGAAAACATGTTTAGAGAAGCCAAGGATATGGAGGTAATGGTAGCAAGAAAAGATCAGGTTATAAAAATATCAGGTCTACTAAATGCAGAAGGAAAAAAATACTTTAGTATGGATTTCTTAGTTGATAGATTCTTGGGAATGAATAACCAGGATATTTCAGATAACAAAAAAGCTAAGGAAGAAGCTGCTGAAAAGAAAAAAGAAGCTGAAGGAGCAACTGGTGGAGCTGAAGGAGCAACTGGTGGAGCTGAAGGTGAAGCACCAGCTGAAGGTGGCGATGAATTTACACTATAAAAAAATATATGGCAGGATTTCTAGATAATATTGGAAAATTTAATCCTAATATCTCAAGGATATTAAAATCAATTAGTGGTTTAGGTTCTTTTGGAATGGAATATAAAGACATGGTAATTGAAGATTCCATGGCAATTGGTATTTCTGAAGCTAACATGAGAGAAAGATTCGGATTCAGCGGTGATGATGAGGACTTCATTTATAGTATAGCTGCACAAGATACAACTAATAAGAAATACATTGCATATTTCGATAAAGATTATCCAGTTAAAAGAGATTTTCTTAGAACTTTTGCTTTAAATGCTGAAATAGAATACATCTTAGACACTATTTGTGATGAAGGTATAGTATATGATGAGAAGAACTTTTTCTGTCATCCTGCAACCATTAATATGGAATTAAAGGATGACGTACTAAAATCTTTAAGAAGTAATTTTAGAAAACTTTATGTACTACATAATTTCTGCAACGGAATAACAGGATGGCAATACTTTAGACAATTAATAGTTGAAGGATTTTTAGCATTTGAAATTATTTATTCTAGCGACGGAAAAGAAATTGTTGGATTTAAAGAATTAGATGCTGTGAGTCTTACTCCTGCTGTAGAGAAAAAGGCTGACGGTACAAGAGAAACTATCTGGTGGCAGTACTACGGAGAAACAACTAGACAAAGAAGATTGCTAGATGCACAGGTGATTTATATTTCATATTCTAAAGCTAATTCAGTTTCAAGAATATCTTATACAGAAAGATTAATTAGGTCTTTCAATTTGCTTAAGATTATGGAGCATTCAAGAATTATTTGGAACGTAATGAATGCACAGTACAGAATTAAAATGACAGTTCCTATCGGAAGTAGAGCTCCTCAAAAAGCCAAAGAGACTTTAGGAGAACTTATGTCAGTTTACAAAGAAGATATTAAACTCGATACCACATCAGGTGAATTATCTATAAATGGTAGACCAGATTTACAATTTTATAAGAATTATCTTTTTCCTCAAAGTGGAGGTGAATCAGTAAAAGTTGAGACTATTAACGGACAAGGACCTAACTTAAATGTTATGGATTCTGTGGTTTATTTCTATAATAAATTAAGACAAGATTCAAAAATACCATATAATAGATTCTCTTCCAGATTTGGTGTTAGCAGTAGCAATACATTTAAAGTAGGTGCAGATGGTGCAGAAAGAGATGAAGTCAGATTCTCTAAATTTATAACAAGATTAAGATCGATCTTCCAGGAGATTATGATTAAACCGTTATGGATCCAAATGTGTTTAGAATTTCCGCATCTTAAAGACGATGCAGAATTTAGAAGCCAGATCGGAGTTAAGTTCGAAAGTGATAACATGTTTGGTGAATCTAGGGAGATTGAGCAGTTAATAAAAAAAGTAGATTTTGTCACTTCCCTTGGAGAAATAAAAGAGACAATAAACGAAGAAGAAGTTCAGTATTTTAACCAGGATTATCTTATTGAAAGATGGTTGGATCTTTCTAATGATGACATTAAAATGAACAAATTTTATGTTAAAAAAGCTGAGGAGGAGGGTAAAGAAGCTGCAACAGGAGCAACAGGAGCAGAAGCAGGAACAGAAGCAGAAACAGGAACAGAAGCTGCAACAGGAGCAGAACCAGAAGCCGGGCCAACAGGAGGTGAATAAGCACAGCTTTAGGAAACTTAGTATTTTATAACTAGTATAATAATAGAAATCATTTTTATTATTTAGTAGGTATTTCTACATTTGTTTAAAATACACCGAATGCAAAAAGAACTTAAAATTTTACTGGAAATTGAATCCTCGACAGGTAATGGATCACAAAAGATCAAGCAGGATTTGATTAAGAATAACTATTCTAAGGAGCTAGAATATCTTCTAAAGGTAGCACTAGATCCATTTTTAACTACTAAATTACATAAGCTAGAAGTTTTAGAATTAAGCCCATATCTAGTTTCTGAGGATCAAGATTTATTCGAAAGATTTAAAGACTTGGCAGAAAGACTTTTTATAGCACCCGCTGCAAATGATAAATTTCGTGAAGAAGCTTTTGAACTAGTTAATTGTTTTCCTCTTTCACTGGATGAAAGAAAAATCCTATGCAAGGTAATAACTAAAAGATTAAATATAGGAATAGGTGCAAAGCTTATTAATAAATCTTTTGGCAAGGAAGTTATTCCTGATCCTAGTTTAATGTTAGCACAAGATGATGAGGATGAAATAAAAAAATGGAGTCATATTATCTGTGAAGAAAAATATGATGGTGTACGTGTAATTGCTTTTGTATCTGGAAATGAAGTGAAATTCTATACAAGGGCATTTAATGAAATACCAAACCAATATTTAGAAAAAATAGGAAATGAATGTCTTACCCTTATTAAAAATTCACAATTACAAGGAGATTGGTTCTTCGATGGCGAATTAACAGACCTAAATAGAAAAAGCGTCTCAGGTAAAGTCACACAAATGTTAAAGGGTAAGCCTATGAATTCTATAGGTGATGATCTAATCTATAATGTATTTGATTTAGAAGATGCGGATACTCTTAAGACTGGGAAAGGAATAATTCCGTTCAATATCAGAAGGTCCACATTAGAAGGGGTTTTTAGTACATATA